GTTGGGGTATAGATGAACCTTTAATGGATATTTATTCAGAAATATTAAAACCATATATAGCAGAACAGAAGGCAACATTTAGAAATTTAATTACTTGGGACAAAGGACACGGACAAGGGCAAAATTCAGAGAACACAAGAAGCTATGCAATAGCAGACGAAAAATGTTTATTTGCAATGATGGGAGTTCAAGGCTTTAATAATAACGCAGATAATTATTTTGAAGGCTGGGAGCCAATTAGAGATTATTTATTATCACAAAGAATAAAAGCAGGTTGGGATATTCCAACAATGAAAAGAATTGCAGGGCATAGCGATTTAAGTCGTGACCATTGGACGTGTAAAAGTCAATGGAATATGCCAACTATTGAAGTGTATAAATGTTTCCAAAAATGGTGTGTTGACAATAAAGTTGATGCTTTTAAAAAAGAATACGAAGAACTTAAAAAAGAATACGAAGAACTTAAAAAAGAATATTATTCTACAAGGGCATACTTTAATAATGTACACGATAACTTTAACAATGTTTGGAAGTTTGATAGGCACATAAGAAATGGAAGCGAAGGAGGACACGCAACACCTAAACCAATTCCACTATGCGAAAGAGCAATTAAATCAAGTTGCCCCGATAATGGTTTAGTGTTAGATGTATTTTTAGGTAGTGGTTCAACAATGGTAGCATCACACCAATTAAAACGTAAATGTTACGGAATGGAATTAGACCCGAAATATTGTCAAGTTATTATTGACCGAATGAAAAAACTTGACCCAAGTTTAGTAATTAAACGCAACGGAGAAATAATTAGAGATTAATTAGAAAGATGGCAAACGAAGAAAACTTAATACCTGCACAGAAAGGTGAGGTTAGAAATCCAAACGGAAGGCCTAAGGGTGCAAAGAATAGAAGCACAATAGCACGTCAATGGCTAGAAGTAAATCAGTCTTTAAAGAATCCTTTAACAGGTGAACAGGAGACAATGTCACAAGAAGATTTGATGACTTTAGCTTTGATTAAAAAGGCACGTGAAGGCGATGTAGCAGCGTACAAAGCACTAATGGATTCAGGTTACGGACAACCTTTACAACAAATCGAACAAACAATACTAGAGCAACCTTTATTCCCAGATGTTCACACGGACGACCTCGATAAATAAGATACTCGCCTTAAAAAAACGAATCAAGATAATCCAGGGAGGTACATCTGCAGGAAAGACTTTCGGTATATTACCAATCCTGATAGATAAAGCAATTCGTACAGACAACTTAGAAGTTTCGGTTGTATCTGAATCAATCCCACATTTGCGTAGGGGTGCGTTAAAAGACTTCCTTAAAATAATGAAGTGGACTAATCGTTACATTGATGGACAGTTCAACAAATCATTACTTAGATACGAGTTTTTAAACGGAAGCGTAATGGAGTTCTTCTCAGCAGATGACGCATCTAAACTAAGAGGAGCAAGAAGAGATATCTTATACATAAACGAGTGCAACAACGTCAGCTTCGAATCTTACAATGAGCTTTCTATTCGTACTAAGAGAGAAGTGTTCTTAGACTTTAATCCTGCAAATGAGTTTTGGGTACACAAGGAACTAAAAGACGAACCTGACTCAGACTTTATTATTTTGACCTACAAGGACAACGAAGCACTTGATGAATCAATCGTAAGCCAAATAGAAAAGAATCGTGAGAAAGCAGCTACGTCATCTTATTGGGCGAATTGGTGGAGAGTTTACGGACTAGGAGAGATTGGAAGTTTAGAAGGAGTTATCTTTAACAATTGGAAAACGATAGACACGATACCAAGCGAAGCAAAGTTAATAGGAATAGGATTAGACTTTGGATACACAAACGATCCTACCTCAGCAATTGAGATTTATAACTACAACGGACAAAGAATCATAAACGAAATATGTTACCGTACAGGAATGGTCAACTCAGACATTGCAAAAGTGCTACCGAATAGCGTTACTATTTATGCAGATAGCTCAGAGCCTAAATCAATAGAAGAGATTAGACGATTCGGCAAGATGATTAAAGGCGTAACCAAAGGAGTTGACTCTATCAAGTTTGGTATTGACGTAATGCAACGACAGGAATACTTAGTTACAAGTTCCAGTACAAACCTAATCAAAGAGCTTAGAAGCTATTGTTGGAGCGTAAAGAAAGACGGAGAGAAAACAAACGTACCTATAGACCATTTTAATCACGCTATTGACGCATTAAGGTATCACGAGATGGAAACACTAGGTTTAAAAAAGAACTATGGACAATACAACATCAGATGATTTACCAATGATGAAAAGAGTAGTTGAGGACTTTATCTATCAGAAGACAGGAAAACGGATTGCAATAGTATTCGATGACGTAATGCAAATACGGAGACACTTCCAAATGTTAACGGCAGCATATGACATTATCGTAGTGCAACAAAACAAAAATTAAATCGTTTTAAAATTATGAAGTTAGAAATTAACGTACCTTCAAGCCTAAGTGAAATTCCACTTAAACACTACCAAGAGTTTCTTAAAATTCAGGCAGATTCCAACGATGAGGAATTTGTCGCTCAGAAGATGATTGAAATCTTTTGTGGTATAACACTTAAAGACGTAGTTAAAATGAAGCTAACGAGCTTAAATGAGCTTATAGCACACTTCACAAAGTTATTCTCTGAGAAACCTAAGTTTAAAAACAGGTTTAAAATCATTTCAGACGATGGAGAGATTGAGTTCGGGTTCATTCCTGAATTAGAGCAGATTAGTTTTGGTGAGTATGTTGACTTAGAAAACCATCTTACAAATTGGGATAGCTATCACAAAGCAATGGCAGTTATGTATCGTCCGATTATCAAAACGCGGAAGGATAAATACGATGTTCTACCCTATGAGCCAAACAAAGACTTTCAGGAGTTAATGAAGTTCGCACCTTTGGATGTAGTAATAGCAAGTAGTGTTTTTTTTTGGACTTTAGGAAACGAGTTACTAACGGCTACCCTGAATTATTTGGAGACGGAGATGAAGAAGAACAAGAATCTTACAACGACTTTTCAGAAACAACTCAATTTGCAAAACGATGGGGATGGTATCAATCAATATATGCTCTCGCTAAAGGAGACGTTACAAGATTCGATGAAGTTACCAGTTACAAACTTACTAAATGTCTCACCTATCTCGTCTTTGAAAAGCAAAAAAACGATATTGAAAGAAGACAATTTGAACGCAATTTAAAACGATGATAGGATTCTACGACATACTAAACAAACTAAAGTATCACTTCGATAACGATGAACTTGTTAACTCAGTTACACAGGGAGATATCTTTCAGGTAGACTTAAACAAACAGACTATCTTTCCATTGGTTCACATAATGGTAAATAGTTCTACGTTGTCAGATAACACGCAGACGTTTAACGTGTCGTTGATTGCGATGGATATTGTTGATGTATCAAAAGCAGAACCACTTAATGACTTTGAAGACCGTGATAATGAACTAGACGTTTTAAATACTCAGCACCACGTTTTAAATAGATGTTACCAACAAATGCTACACGGAAACCTCTGGGATTTACAATTTGTAGTAGAAACAGATCCTACCTTAGAGCCATTCACAGAACGATTCGAAAACTTACTAGCAGGATGGACAATGACATTCGATGTTGTAGTTCCTAACGATATGACAATTTGCGACACAGGTGCTTACGTTCCTTTTTGTTCACCTTCATACGTTGTAAACACCAACGGAAGTTACTCAGCAACTATTCAAAGTGGAGAATCACTTACGTTACCTAACACGACATTGAATCTACAAATAGACGGAACACAAGTAGCGACATCAACATTTGCAACTTTAAGCAATCAACTTATAAATTTAGTATGGCAATAGACATAAACATTCCATCACAGGTAAAGAACTACGCAAACCTAGCAGGGTTTCCTGCAACAGGTACGCTAAAAACAATCTTCATAGCAGAGGACACGAACAAGACTTATCGTTGGACAGGTTCAGCATACGTTGAGATATCACCTGCAGGAGCATCGGGAGTCACAATCGGTACGACTGCAATCACTTCGGGTACTGTTGGACGTGTATTATTTGAAGGTACGGGAAATGTAGTTCAGCAGAGTTCGTCTTTGTCTTATGATGATACTACAAAAGTATTCACTTTGATAGGTCCTATTGGTTCTGCAATTCAACATACCGCATTAACTAACTATAACGACTTTGGGGGTTTTCAATTAAATGTTTCGGGAGGTACTGAAAGAGCCTTTATGAAGTTACAACCTAATACGGGAGAGTTTAAAATTGGCACAACAGCAAATGGTGGGTATTTTACAACCATTCATTCGGGGGGAGTTGAGCGTGTTCGTGTTTTCTCAGCAACGGGCAACATCGGCATCAACACTACCACAGACGCAGGATTCAAGCTTGACGTTAATGGTACTGCGAGGGTGCAGAGTTCTTTAAGTTGGGGTAATGCAAGGGGAACTTTGACCTTTACAAGTACGGACGCATATATGGACGCGTCACAATCGGGTGGCTCATTAATTTTTAGAACGAACGGAAACACGGAGGTAACTCGATTTACTTCCACACAAAATATTTTAATAGGAACAACCACTGACGCAGGGTATAAGCTTGACGTTAATGGTACTGCGAGGATGAGTGGGAACGCTCATTTTGGTACGGGAGTTGCTGTTACTGTTGGAACTGACCAAGTTATTTCAATGAGAAGTTCTACTACAACTGCAAGATTTTATTTGCAAAATTCAGGAACGGGAACTAATAGTTTGTCAGGCGTTTCATTTGATTTATCAAATTCTATTTTTGAAATAACAAATAGGCAAGCTTCAGGAACGACAGCATTTGTTACCAACGGAGCTGAACGAATGCGAGTTGCATCAACAGGCAACGTCCTAATCAACACAACAACCGATGCGGGTTACAAGTTAGATGTGAACGGTACTGCGAGGGTGAGTGGAGCGATTACGGGAACTTCATTTACTGCAACTTCAAATGGTTCTTCTTATAGTGTAGGTGCTTTCAATGTTCTTGATTATGGAAATGGATGCCGAATAAACTATGCAAGTGGAGCGCAAAAAGTTAACATTTACTCTAATACTTCGGGTGGTGGTTTGACTTTACATAATAGCGGTAATGCTTCAATAGGGTCTGAGGCTACTGAAGTTACAAGTGCAATACTTAACGTACCATCCACAACAAAAGGCTTCCTTCCTCCACGAATGACAACAACACAAAAGAACGCCATTGCAACACCAACTGCGGGACTTCAAATATATGACTCAACTTTAAATCGTCCGTGTTTTTATGACGGGACATCTTGGATAACTTTATAAATAAATAAATAATATGGAAACACAAACAAACGGAGTAGCGATTCAACCAATCGTATATCCACTAAACGAAGGTACTGCAACACGATTATCAGTATTAGTTTTAAACTTCCCAACGGATGCAACAACTTGCACGACGTATTGGCAATTACTAACCGAAGAAGGCGTTCAACTTTCACAAGGCAATTACACCTTGACTGAAGAACAATTCTTAACTTGGGGGACTGATAATTCAGTTGTGAACGAGTATGTCGCTGAAGCTATCGGAGTAGTAATCATCTAAAACACGAAGTATGTTAACATTAAACGAAGATCAAGTAAAGCAATTAGAAGCAATCCTTTCGGAGTTACCGATGAAGTTCGGAGTTCCTATTTTAAATATCTTAAACGAAGCGAGTAAACCAAAGGATGAAGCAGAGTGAACTTCAAAAAGAATTAGATAGGTTTAAAAACTACGTCATCAGCGAATCGCAGAAGAACTTGCGTAAGCTAGGAAAAGGCGGAGGTAAACTTTACGATTCAATAGAAGGACGTGTAAAGGCTAACGCTAATTCATTCGAAATGGAGTTCTCAATGGAGGAGTACGGATTGTATCAGGACAAAGGAGTATCAGGTACTGAAAGAAAGTTTAACACACCTTACAAGTACACTACTAAAGCACCACCTCCGAAAGCATTTGATAAGTGGGCAGTTCGTAAAGGATTAGCACCACGAAAAAACGGAAAGTTTGCAAGTAGAAAGAGTTTACAATTTGCTTTGTCCAGATACATATTTAAGAAAGGAATCAAACCTAGTTTATTCTTTACTAGACCATTTGAGAAAGCATACAAGAAACTACCACAAGATTTGGTAGACGCATTCGGAGTGGATGCAATAAAATTATTTAACGATTCAATTTACTTAACTAAAAAATAATGGGAATTTTTGCACGTTCACCGCACATTCTAACAATAAACGAAGCATCACAAACTGCGTCAATGATCCAGTTATTCTTGTGGAATGGAAACACGACTCCAATGCCTGTGTCTCCATCTTACACGTTAAGTAAAAACATTCCTTCGTCAAGTTCTCCTGCGACTTATTACGACTTATCTCCTTACATACGTGAGTTTATTAATCACAACGCATTACAAGCAATCACGACAAGTAATGCACCTACTCCCTCAGCTCAATGGTGCTGGGTAGGAGTAAAGACATTTAAGAAAACTACAGGTGGATTCGTACAATTTGGTTCAACACTTACTTACAGAGCTTACGAAGGTTATGGTAATTACACGGACGGAGCAAATCCAAACTTATTTAGAGTTCACTTAGATCAAGGAACTTACAACTACTATCTTGACGGAACGGGAAACTACGGACACTTGACAATAGAAAACATTTCAGGAGATACAATCAAATATACAAACCTAGTAACAGGAGCAAATAACACTTCGTCTTTAGGAGCATTAAACGTACAAGACTATCCAAGAGTATTTAGTTCGTATTTAAGTGCAGGAAACAAGGTAGAAATCATAAACGCAGGTACTACGGTATGGACTGCAACATTTAAACCTAAAGAAGAATGTAAATACACACCAATTAGATGCGACTTTGTTAACAAATACGGAGCGTGGCAAACTGAGTGGTTCTTCAAGGCAAGTAACCGTTCAATCAATGTTGAAAACACGGAATACAATTTAATGCCTAAAACTTATCCTGCTTACGATGCTTTAGAAGGTCAAAGAAAAGTCTTTAACACGAACGCAAAAGAACAAGTTAAGGTAAACACTGATTGGGTAAACGAAAGCTATTCGGAAGTGATTAAACAACTAATGTTGAGCGAAAGAATTTTACTAGACAAATCACCTGTTAAGATAAACACGAAATCAACCGAGCTTTTCAAAAGCATCAATACACATATGATTAACTACCAACTAGACTTTGAATACGCTTACGACACAATTAACTCAGTAGTGTAATGAATAGAAAGGTACAAGTTTACATCGAAGGACAAAGACTCGAACTATTCAACGATGAACAGATTCAGGTAACATCCACGCAACAAAACGTAGCAGACATATCAAAGACTTACACGGACTTTTCCCAAAGTTTTACAATTCCTGCATCTACTATAAACAATCAAATATTACAGCACTTTTATCAGAGTGATTTAGATGCGACAATTGATCACAACATCCGTAGAAACGCATTCATAGAAATTGACTTAACTTTCTTTCGTAGGGGTAAAATTCAGATTGACAAAGCACAACTAAAAAACGGACAAGCAGAAAGCTACTCACTATCTTTTTACGGAGAAGGTAGAACTTTATTAGACCACTTTGGAGAGGACTTATTATCAAACTTAGACTACACATCATTAAACCACACTTACACAGGAACGGAAGTAAGAGCAAGAATTATTGACGCAGCAAATACATACCACGTTAAATACCCTTTGATAAGTTCAAAACGTATATGGACTTGGACAGGTCAAGCACCTACGACAATTACTCCAAGTTGGTTAACGATAGCAACGAGTGGTTCTAGTGACATACATAATACATCAGGTAGTATTCATTACAATGAGTTATTTCCTGCAGTTAGAGTAAGTAAAATATTCGGGCAAATTGCAGCTAAATACGGAGTAACATTTAATGGAAACTTTTTAGCTGACGATAGGTTTACTAAACTATTCTTGTGGTATAAAAACCAAAACGAGTTTAACTTTTTTTCCGAAGCGCAGGTAATTAATTTTACAAGTTTATCTTCAGGTGGAAACGATGCAAGTAATGCTTTTGATTTAGCAAATGATTCTATTAGAGTTCAGTATTTAGGGTTAGATAGTGGAAAGCATAGCATTGTAATTAACGTCAACTCAATCTCAGCAGCAACTGGAGCAATCATAGACGTTTACCAAAACGGAAACTTTATTCAGAGTTTACCTTTTAGTGCTGCAGGTGGTTTGTCCGCAATTTTAATTCAAGATACTATTGGATTAGATTCCACATACACATTTAAAGTTAGAACACATACTGCAGTTACGGTAAATGTTTCTGTTGTATATACGATTACTGCTATTGTAGGAGGTGTGTTAATTCCTTACGCTATATGCTCGGCTACTTGTGCTAACAACGTAATGGTTATAAATACGGACTTAGCATCAATGTCACCTGTAATGAAAGTAAGCGACTTTTTTAGTGGAGTTCTAAAAGTATTTAATATGACTTGCTACGGGATCACGGACAATAGTTTTCAAGTAGAACCATTAGACGATTGGTATTCAGCAGGAGCAATAGTAGACATCTCTCCATTTACAGACGTAGATACTATTGACGTAGACAGAATGAAGCTCTACAAAAAGATAACAATGAAATATCAGGATTCGGAATCATTTTTAAATAAGCAGTTCAGTCAGTTGTTTATGCGAGAGTACGGAAACACGACTTACCAATATCCATATGATGGAGATGAATATACTTTAGACGTTCCTTTTGAGAACTTACTACAGACTAAATTCACAGGTACAGACTTACAAGTAGGTTACTCACTAAACAATGAGTTTGCTCCATACGTTCCTAAGCCTATTTTACTTTATCAATACGACAATAAAACAGTAGACTTTCATTTTAATAATGGAACTACAAATATCAATATCACAAACTACACACCATTTGGTCAAGACCTATACACGAACTTAACCAACTACACTTTAAACTTTGCACCTGACATTAGTACGATGTTAAACGTACCAGTGCAACAAACATTATTTGGAACTTATTACTTTTCGTACTTGTACAATCTTTACAACTTAAAACAACGGTTGATTAGCGTTAAAACTATTTTGCCAATTGCTTTACTTACAGGTCTACGATTAAACGATAGATTAGTGATCAGGGATAAACGCTACATCATTAATTCAATGCAATCTAATCTAACAACAGGAGAGGTAAACTTTCAGTTGATTTTAGACTTTAGACCGATGGTAAATTCTACTCAGATTCCAAGCGTAGGAACAGCAGGTGGTAATGTAAACGTACCGATTGACTTTGTAAACGATACTTATTCTGCGTTAATGACTTCATCTAATCCTGACGTAACTATTACGCCTAGTTTAATTTATGCAAGTCAGTTAGTTGTAGTAGCAATACCTAGCGGAAGTGCAGGAACGGTTTACCCTGTATTAGTTACGTACACATTGAATAGTGGAATTACACAAACACGAACCATAAACATCTTACAACAATGATAAAGAACATAATCGCAATGCTTTCGATAGACAACTTCTACGGAATATCAGAGAACATAGACATCGCAAAAGGGAAATATGCTTACACAACTTCCTTTCGTAAAATGACACGTCAAGAGAGAAGAAAACACGCACTAAAAAAAGTTAACTGATGGCTGAAAAGAAAGTAATAGAATTAGATTTACAGACAAACTTAGGTTCGTTAAAATCACAATTAAAACAAGCTCAGGCAGATGTTCAGATTTTATCAGAGAAGTTTGGTGATACATCAAAGGAAGCAATTGCAGCAGCTAAGTCAGCAGCGATTCTTAAAGACAAAATTGGAGATGCAAAAGCGTTAACAGATGCGTTTAATCCTGACGCAAAGTTTAAGGCTTTATCGGGTTCATTAACAGGGGTTGCAGGTGGTTTCTCTGTGGTCACTGGTGCTATGGGTGCATTTGGAGCTCAAAGTGAAGATGTAGAAAAGGCTTTGTTAAAGGTGCAGTCAGCAATGGCGTTAGCATCAGGCGCACAAGCAGTAGGAGAGAGTATTGATAGTTTCAAACAATTAGGTGCAGTTGTTAAAAGTACATTTAGTGCAATGACTACTGCGAGTAAAGCGTTTCTAGTAGGCGGTATTGGATTAATTATTGCTGCTGTTGGATTAATAATTGCTAATTACGATGATTGGTTTGGAGCATCTAAAAAAGTAGCGGAGCAACAAAAAGTAATCTCAGAACAAGCAAAAGAACAACGTCAAAATATTGCTAAGGAATCAGGCGAGTTTGCTACATTAATATCTAGACTTAAAACCACTAACGAAGGAAGTAAAGAACGTGCAGACTTAATTAAAAAGATTAACGGACAATACGGAACTACTTTAAAAAACATTAAAGACGAAACTAAATTCCAAGAATCGTTAAACAAAGAATTAGCGTCTTACTTAGAATACCAAAAAGCAAAATACCAACTACAGAAAAACGAAGAATTTATTATAAAGAATCTTGAAAAACAAGATGAATTAAGAGCAAAAATTGCAAAGGCTGAAAAAGACAAAGATAAAGCAATTAAAGATGGTGCAGGAAAGCAAAAAAGAACATTAGAAGAAGGGATCACAACCTATGTGAACTTAAACGAAGCGGCAGATAAGGCATTAGAAAAAGCAAACGAAACAATTAGCGAAAGCAACAAAGCATTAGAAGCAGCAGAGAAAAGATTTACCGCCTATGGTTCAGCAGCAAACACCGCAGCAAAAAACGTAGACAAACTTACAAATAGCGGAACTAAATACGTTGAGCAAACTAAAGACAAAGTTGATAAGGTAGAAAAAAACAACGACAAAGAATTTGAAAGTTATGATAAATTAGAATATAAAAAAGCTCAGTTATTAAAACATTCAGAACTTACTTTACAAGGACACGTTAATGAAACTGTAAGAATACAACAAGAAGCAGCTGAATACGAATTACTAATATTACAAGGTAAAGCAACGAAAGCTGCTCAAATAGATGAAGCGGCACATTCTAAAAAAGTAGAATTAGCAAAAGCAGGATTAAGTGCTATTGCACAAATAACAGAACTATTTGGAAAGAAAAGCGAGAAAGCAGCAAAACAAGCATTTAAGATACAAAAGGCTGCGAATATTGCATCAGCGTTAGTAACTACTTACCAAAGTGCAACTGCGGCTTACGCATCACAATTCACGCCTTTACCTGATCCAAGTTCTCCTGTTCGTGGAGCAATCGCAGCAGGAATTGCAATAGCATCAGGTTTAGCAAATGTAGCTAAAATTGGACAACAAAAATTTGAAGGTGGCGCAATAAGTGGTGGCGGTGGAGGTGGCAATAATGCAGGTGGCGGTGGTTCTGTTGTATCTCCAAACTTTAACGTAGTAGGTAACTCAGGAATCAATCAGTTGGCACAACTTCAACAAACACCAACTAAGGCTTATGTGGTTTCTGGAGATATGTCAACTGCACAAAGTTTAGACCGAAACAGGATTGAAAATGCAACATTAGTACAATAAAATCGTTAGAAAGTTATGAAAATTGTAGAATTAGTAATAGACGAAAAGGACTCATTAAGCGGAATTGACGCGGTTTCTGTGGTTCATTCACCAGCTATTGAAGAGAACTTTATCGCACTAGCAAAACACGAAATAGAACTCAAAGAAATAGATTCAGAGAAAAAGATTATTATGGGAGCTGCTTTAGTTCCTAATAAGCAAATCTACCGAGTTAACGAAAAGACGAAAGAGGAATACTACATTTTCTTTTCAGAGGACACAGTACGTCAAGCATCCGAGCTTTTCTTAATGAACTCAAATCAAAACAACGCTACCTACGAACACGACAAGAAGTTAAAAGGAATGTCAGTAGTTGAAAGTTGGATTATTGAAGACAGCAAACAAGATAAGTCAGCAAAATACGGATTTGATTTACCAAAAGGGACTTGGATGATATCAATGAAGGTAAACAACGAGGAAGTTTGGAACGATGTAAAGGAAGGTAAAGTGAAAGGTTTTTCAATCGAAGGTTACTTCGCAGACAAATTAGAAATGTCGCAAATGTCAGAGGATGATATCTTATTAGAAAAAATCAAACAAATAATTATAGAAGATGAGCAAATTTAAAACACCCAGTTACTCTAGTCCAAAAGGAGGACGCAGAGGATGTCTATGCGAAAACGGAACATACTCAACTAAATGTTGTGACGGAAGTCTACAGGCACAGGGCATCGGAGTTGTACAAGGCATTGATTCAGTTACGATAACTGAGAATGCAGGAGTAAGAACTACAGTACGTCAAAACGGATAAAAATACAACAAGGATATAAATCAATCGTTACAATAATAAAAGACAAAAATGAAAAATAGCACAATTAACAAAATTAAGTCACTTTTAGGAATGGAAGTGAAATTAGAGCAAATGAAGTTAATGGACGGAGTTACCATCTTTGAGGCAGACGCATTCGAAACGGATAACGAAGTGTTTATCGTAACAGAAGACGAGCAAATGATTCCTGTTCCAATTGGAGAATACGAATTAGAAAGCGGAATGATGCTAGTTGTTGCAGTAGAAGGAATTATTGCAGAGATCAAAGAAGCAGTAGTTGAAGAAGTTGCTCCTGAAGCAGAAGCTCCAGAGGTAGAAGTAGAAGTTGAAGCAGAAGCTGCAACACCATC